ATAACCTTTTATAATTGGTCCTACTGCCGCACTACTATTATGATTAACCACTGCCCATGCGCCTTTCAAGTCTTCATCTAGAGTTCTACCTGGAGGACTTAATTCTACATTAGAAAAATGTTCTAACGGATGGCCAGGGCGTCTGGCAAGGTAATCTACAGCTAATTTATCACCAGGGTGGCTTCTAATAATAATTTTTCTATCAGTGTAATGTTGTATTTTTTGTATTGTATCTTGCATCCATTGTACTACATCATAACCTTTCATGCTCCAGCCTCCTTGTCGTTGACACATTAAAACAATATGTCTTCCATCTGTTTTATAAGGGTCTGGTTGTAAATTTAATGTTCTTGAAATAGATTTCCAACGTTTTTCATCAATTGTTTTATCGCAATAATTTCCAGTAGTTGGAAAAATACCGTTAAAGCTATATCTTAGATAACTCTTAGAATTTTGTGGATCGTGAAATAAAAATAAATTAGCATCAGCAGTGATAACATGTTTACCATACTCTTTTTGTGTTTTTATTATGTTACTTCTTAAACGTAAATGTGGTGTAGTAATTTTATCATATACCCAACCTTGTATCATGCCAGCATCACACTCAATTAAATTCTCTTGAGTATGTACTATTCCTTCGTCTCCCGCCTGTCGTACTCCCTCTGCAAAGTTAAACAAAAGTTGTTCTTTTTGTGGATTGATGTTCTTACCGGGAACAGTCTTTAAATAACTAACTACTTTCATTGAGAATCTTCCAAGCATAACCTGAACGAAGCTCATTAGGAGTGAACTGGCAGTAGGACAAGTGAGCAGCAAATGCATGTACCTCATCTAAACTAGGATAATTTAGTGCTTCAACTTCATGGAGATTCTTATTACATAGTGCTTGTGCTGCGTTTGGTGCTAATGCTATAGCAGGTTTCCCATATAATAATGCTTCAGTAGCTGCTATACTGTTAAACGTAACAATACAATGTGCATCATCTAATGCATCGTAAATAGAATTTGTTGATACTCTTTCTCTTCTAGATGGTTTTAATCTTACCTTCAGTTCTCTATCAGTGTGCTTAGGTAGTTCTTTTAACACGTATTTCATCCATTCGTCTACATCTTTTCCGTAGAACTTCATTACTTTTGCACTAGGTGGACAAATTAAAACATATGAACCTTTTTTAAATTTGCAAGGTCTCCAACCTAATCTTGATAACCGGTCATCAGGTCTTTCTTTAATAGGTCCTAGATTTTGTAGATTATTTTTTGTAACTCTATGGTAGTCTTTTCTTGTGCTGGGTTGCATATAACCAGTATCAATTGCATAAAAATCTCTACTATGTTCCATACAATGTTTTATTGCTTTCTGACCGCCGCCGCCCAAGCCTCTAATTACTAAAGTATTTTCAGATTTAGATTCACGATCAAAGTCACTTAAAATACCTCCACTTCCTAGTATGAAGTCTTCACAAAAAGGATCATAAGCTAATCCTTTTGACTTCACACCTAATTTGTTAAATTCAGGCATATTAATTGCTGCAACTTTGATTCCCATTGAATCCTCCTTTATTTTATGTATATCAGATTTTGTATCCTTATAAACTATTTCAGTAGGATCAACTAGTTCATGTAAAGTTGCTGTAACAAGTTTTTTAGCATGATCACTTAAAGTTAAATCTTCAATATCTACTTTTTTTAATAATCGTCTCTCTTCTCTTTTTTCTAAATTACTTACCTGTTTTGCATAATAGTCTTTTTGTACTCTTACCCAATCTAATGCATATTCACAATTTTCAAACCCTTCAAACCAAGGACCGCCTTCAGTATAATGTAACGCTTTTGGAACGCCGTCTTCCGGCTCTTTATACCAACCTACTAACCAGTTCCATTCGTGTGATATTTTTCCTACTAACTTGTCCTGTAACCAACTAAACCTGTGTAAGTATGCACCAGTAGTATCTGCATTATTAATCAAGTCAAGTCCTAAAAGTTTATTTTTCTCATGTTCACAATTCCAAAGTACCATACTTGACCAATTTTTTCTTGGATAAGGAAGCTGTGCTTTACCATCCATCTTTTCTCCTTCTTTAGGAGTATAGTCATGATGAGCACACATTACAGCATACTTGGCATTTATTTGTGCAAATAAATCTGCAACATCTTGTCTAAAAATAAAATCACAATCAATGAATAAAGCCCATCCTTTATAGTCAGTAAGAAAAGGAACTAAGAATCTAGTAAATGTAAATTCAGTACTTCCAAGTTTATCTTCTTCTCTCCAATACCAACCAGAAGCTTTTAGTTTATCTTGCCTCAATGGAATTATTTCTACAGGGACAGATGCTGTTTGTAGAATACTTTGTCTACAAACTTCATAGGCTATATCTTCTCTACTATCGTATCCTATAAAAATCTTTAACGGTTTAATCTCTTCTTTCAATATCTTCCTCCACACATTTCTCCCCGTACTGTACTTCTAATATATGACAAGGCTCATCAAAGGGGTTACTTGCCTTATGCCATACTTTACAACCTATGTCATATCCACTAGTACATGCCTGTAACGTAATTGTATCTTTACGATCTTCATATTCTGTATCTAACACGCACTTTCCTTTTAAAGCATACCAATGTTCTGATCTTAAAAGATGTCTTTGATTTGATAATGATTGCCCAGGTGTAATAACTAATTCTTTTACTTTATAAGTTATTTTATCATCTAAAACTCTGTACCATCCCCACTTACGAACGGTTTTTGGATTCTTCCATTCTTCTAATATCCAACTACTTGAATTCTTTTTATTTTCACCTCCTACACCATATACAAATTTTACTTTATCATCAAAAATTTTTTCTTCAGGTACAGCTCCTTTTTTTCTATCTCCTCCGTTAGCAAAGATTATTTCGGCTTTACTAGCACTTGTACACATTAATTTAAAAATAGCATGATTAGCAGTATCGTCTTTATCTTCAAAAGATATAACATCGTCTACCATTTCTAAAGAATCTATTATTGCTAGTCGTTCTTTAAAAGGCATAAATGGTCTGCCTTTTTTACGTGTGAGCCATTCGTCTGTGTTAAGCCCTACAACTAATACATCACCTAGTTTTTTTGCTTCTCTGAAGTAATCTAAATGTCCTGAATGAAGAGGATCAAACCCACCAGTAACTAAAACTACTTTCATCTACCTAACCATCTCTTTGCTGCATCAATTGGATTACGCAGTCCTTCATATGTACTGTCAATAAAGTCAATATGTTTACCTAACCTTTCTTCTAGCTTTTCTTGTTTTTTTTCTATACGATCAAGTTGCTCTTGAAGTTTATCTATTTTTTGTATTATTAGTACTTCGTGGGGTTGCATATTACCATCCAAATATATAATCTCTTCTTACGTTTGTAAGTTCTTTTGCTCCGTGTGACTTTAAATATTCTCCTGCACAATACTCTGTGTCTGCATGTTGTTCAACAATTACTATAGGTTTATATTTTAATATAGTCTGTATTGCACCTTCTAATATAGGCAACTCGTGTCTTTCACAATCAATTTTAATTAATCCAAATTTTGGTAAGTCTAAGTCGTCTAATTTTTTTACAGGAAACATTCCGTTGCCAAATGTATCTTCTTTTACATGACTGTTTCCTGTATTAACACTATCATAAATCATATCGACAGTAGTGTTAACTTTTCCTAAGGCATGTTTGTATATAGTAACCGGATCATTTTTTACATTCAACTCTAAACATTCTAACACTTGAGGCATAGGTTCATATGCCATAACTTGCTTGAATACATGTGAAAGAGGTCTAGCCCAAAAGCCTACATTTGCTCCTACGTCGATAGCTAGATCAAAATCTTTTACATATTTGTATGCTTCTTCTCTTACATCATCTTGATATTCAGCTGGGCCACCTTGGCTAATTCTTTTTGTAATCATTCTATAAAAATGATTGTCAGTATCAGGCATCCAATAATTGTAAACTTGCTTCATACTAATTTTTCTCTAAATAAACAATATATTTCACTACAAATATTTCTGGTGCTTTTTTTAGTTTTACCCAACGTTCAGTAATATCTTCACTAATTATTTTCCAGCCTAGTTCTTTATTTTTTCTTTCAAGCACTGCTTTCCACCATTCAGGCTTTTCTATAATTAGATGTGCATTGCGTCCGTCACTTAAACGTTTTTTTGCCGGGTGGCATGCAATTAAATGGTATTGGTATTTGTTAGCTATACTATATAACTTATCTATAACTGTTTCCAGTTGGTCAACTTCAATGTGTTCTAAAACATCGCTACTATATACAAGGTCGGTTTTTTCAGGTAAATTTATTGGAGAAGTAACGGGATCATAATTATATACATCTATTACATCTTTAAGTTGTGTAAAAGGCATACCTTTACCACATCCAAAATCTAAAACTGAAGTTAATTCTTTTTTAGATATTAAGTCCTGTACACCTTGAGGAATATTTTTAGCTACACCAAAGGTTTTCTTGCTATGTAATAGTTGTAACTCTTTTAGATATTCTTGTGAATGCATTAGACCTCCTGTATATATAATTATATATTACTTATCTAACACATTTTAGTCCTGGTTATTTAAAGGCTTGCATCTTCCATACCAGCAACTCTTAGTTTAACTATATTAGTGATTTGCCATTGTTTTTGATCAAGTCCTTTTAATACACCTAACCAAGTATTACGCATAAGTGCAAATTCATTAATAATTTTTTCATAATCAACAACATCTTTTTCACCATCTACATATTTCTCTACATCACGACTAGATAATGCACGTTGATAGTTTTCTAAGTATTTTTTGAAAAAAGAACTACGCAACCTACGTAATTCAATATTTAGGTAGTTTAAGATTGCTTCTATTTCTTGTAATTGGTTAAATCGGTGAGCTACTATGCCTGGCATCTCTGCTGCTGCACGTTCTACATTTCCTTTAAGTTTTA